GGCTACAACTTCGGATGTCTTTTTAGGACAGTTCTCAGGGCAAGGAGCAACCAATAATAATGTTTTTAATATTGTGATTTTGAATATGGAATTTGCTTTTATAGCTCCCGACGGGATTAGCTCCAGCAAGGCTCCGTCGTTCTATCTTGCTACAAAATCATGATAAGTACGTCTATTAGTTTTTGATTTTTGGAACTTGGATTTTATTGCTGTTATTACAGTATACAGTTTTAACTAGTGTTACTTATGGCTAGGCTAGTGCTGTAATAACTTAAGATATAAGGACCCTCAACAGGAAAAGCTTCAGCAAGGCTCTGTTGCGATAGATTGCTACAAAAACCATAATTAAGGATGTTACCCCTGGTGTCTCAGGTAACTTTGAGTCAAACGAGAATTTGACAAATACCGATATCAAAGGGATGGTAGCCCCTTCAATAGACCAGACTTGCCTTAACCAGCCGGTCGAAAGTTTGAATGAAAACAATATGGTCAGTTGTGAGAATGAGTCACATCCGAGCTTTCCGGTGAAAAGCTTTCAAGAAGAAGCCGATTGTCAAAATGTGGAAGTACCAGTATTTGACGATTATAATTTTAGGGTTGTGCCAGCAATTGCAAATAGCTCTTTTAATAGAATGCGTAAGGCGCCTATGGATTATAAAGCAAAACAGTTGGGATCTGTATCTTCCCACAACTCAGAAGGTGTTGTATACCCTTCAAAACAGTCGGAATCTGTTTCTTTCCGCAACTCAGATGGTGTTGTATACCCTCAATATAAAGATATAAATGTTGATGTTTTATATCGAATTAAAGAGTACCTAATCTCCAAGGATCAGGATTATTTGTGTAATGGATTTACACAATACCTGTATTCTAATTCAAATTACGTAATCGTATACCCTGAGGTTAAAGTCGTCCAGCGCGTTGATAAGAAATTTTACCAACGCAAACAACAACAATATAACATGTCCTGTAAGAACCTTGTCTTAGATTCTTACAAGGTTTTAATATGTAGACGATGGCAACCTCAATCAGGTCTTAAGCGGGCATTCGATGCTGTGTTAGGAGGATTTGGAGCAGTTTTGACTACTGTAGATACTTTAAAACAGGGAGTTAGTAACATCAACTCCCAGTCTTGCAAACTGCTGTTAATAGATATTGTGGCTCTCATTATATCTATTAAGGATGGGTTACTGACGCCTTCGAAGGTGATCAGTGTTTTAATGAATTTATATACTATACATAAAAGATATATAGCTTTGTTTCAAGGGGAGAAGTTAATACATGAGAATAGGGTATTTATGCCTCAATCAACGACGATCACAGATTTAGTGACGGGATTATCTTTGTTAGGACTTCCCGAGCCAGTACTTAATGCAATTAAAACATTTACTGCCTTAACTGGAAAAAGAATATTTGATTCTGAAATAGCAATAGAGTTAGTCACAGGATTTTTTGATGCTTTGATAGTGATTATACAATGGATAGCCGAACCTATATCTGGGTACCCGTTAATGGAAAAAAGTATGACGGATAGTGTAATTGGAATTATACAATGGTTAGGAAAGAGTGTTTTTACTCACCGTAGAGTTAAGGATATTTGTAAAGTGTATACTCAGTATTGCACCAACCCACAAGTTATGTTTAATCCAGAATTTAGGAGTCAAGCAGTTAAGTTGTATTCCTCGGCAAAGGCAGACCCAGTCTTTTTGGATTTCGTTATGAATTCTAATAATAAGTATTTTACAACGACCTGGAATCTCTTCGAGAGTAATATTATTAGGAGTATTAGTGCGTTTGAAGAATCTCGACGAGAAGAACCGATATGTTTTGTGTTTGAAGGTCCAGCTGGATCTGGAAAGTCAGCAGTGTTGAATCAATTTGTTGATGTTTTGAGACATAAAGGTTACACAACGTATTGTCATGCTATTCCTGCGTCAGAAGATGGTAAAGACTTTTATGATGATTATGAAAACCAGGATGTTTTCGTAATGGATGATATAGGAATACAGGGAAAATCTCAGTGGCGGTATATTGTTAATTTTGTATCACCTGTTAAATATCCTTTGCCGTGTGCAACGGCAAGCAAGAAGAACACCAAATTTTTTAATTCCAAGATCATTGTATGTACTACTAATCATTTTATGGATTTATCAGGCTTTACTTCAGCCGATTGCATTACCGAACCTAGTGCTCTTTTTAGACGTTGTCACGTCATTAAAGTTGAAAAAGATGCGACGACACTCAATTTTGAACAGTTGATTAAGTATTACAAATATTCGCATATGGATCCGATACCACGGTGGGAGAATGCGTTGTTATACCATAACGCCGACCTAGAAATACCAGTATCCTTAGTGACAAGGGAATTACCTCATGACGATAAACCAGTCTCGCACAGTGTGCAAGTGTTTTTGTTGAAATTGCTTACACATATTGAAAGATCTAATGCACGAGATGCAAAACATATGGTTATAGGAGAGGATGGTTTGAACGATATTACAAGTGAGGTTGATCAATATTTTGACGCTCAGTCTATTTTTGCATGGATCCTTAAAGGCGATGGTTATGTCGCCGCTGGGTGTACATTTGTACAAATAATATCTGAATGGCTTAATTATTTGTTTGCTCCCGTTATAGAGATGGCTAAGAAAGGCATATCTACCATTATACAACAGATAGTGGGAATTTCGAATGGAGTTGTTGATTATGCCTCTTCATGGAGTGCTGTGTGGAATTACTTTAGGAAAGTAGAAGTGTCTATTTGGGGTTTGTCCCCCTCGCGTTATTTGTTATTGATGTCTGGTTTTTTGATGGTGACACTATCATGGAATATTTGGAATGCTTTTGGCGTTGATGATGATACTTTGGAAGGTAAATTCGATTTAGGTGAAGTGGATGTAGCCGTGAAGAACATCACGGGTGAAACATGGGAAGCTCAGTCTGATGCTCCGGATCGTGTTGCTGGAATAAAGAAATTTGTTAAGTTATTGGTTGTGAAACAAAACTCACACAATAGGGATTTGGATGAAGTGTCACACGGAGTAGTGAGTGCGAATAATTTGCTATTACCTGCCCATTTAAATGTCAAAGATTGCTTGATCGATGTATATAACTCATATGAGCATTTTAAAAACGGACATAAAGAACTGGAAAACCAGGAAGTTAAATTATTAAGAGCGTATCCAGCTAGCGATCTAGCGGTGTATACCTTCAAAAATACTATACCATTGTATAAGAAGTGTCATAACTTATTTGGTTATAATAAAGTAGCTAGATGTACAAATCCTCTTTTGTACTTAGTTAATTCAACTGGCATTAAACCTGTTTTGTATGGTTCTTCTGTAGTGCGCAATAATGAAATGGTTAAGTATAGTAAATATGCTGTTAGATACGAACATGAGGTTGACTCTGGTTTTATTACTAATTTTTCAAGATCAGGTGCATGCGGCACTGTTTTAGTATCAGCTGATGATGGCATTATAGGATTTCACGTAGCAGGAGGTGTTGAGCATGGATTTTGTGTTCAACCATCACTTCTAGTTAAGGAAGAAATAAGAGAGTTAATGTTAACGGGTTATGAACCTAAGTATGAAATTGACGAAAAGATTCGACCAAGTATATCCGGAGTACGACTACGATATGAGAATAAATTGGAGTACAACCACGTTGGTGGTGAGACCGCCCTTGTTAAGACTGTTTTTCATCGCGAAAATCATGCTGGAATTAGGGAATTAGAAAAAGCGTTAGTAGATGATAGAATGTTATCATCTGTCCCTATAGATAAGGTAGATAAGAAGGCCCCTCCCAATTTTAAGGATAAAAATGGATCGGTTAAACAAAAGCTTAGCGATCTGGCTCTTAAAACATTTAAGCACCAAGGAGTAATAACAGTAGAAGAGAGGAGGTATATCAAGGATTGTCTTCGATCTATGATGACTCGTTTTGATGATTTAGATGATCAAGAAGTCGCTTTTGGCGGTGATTACGTCAAAGCATTGAATAAAGACTCCAGTAATGGAGCTTTTTGTGAAAAAGGGAAAGAGTCATATTTTGATTTCGAAAATAAGGTTATTAGTGATAAAGCACGTAAGTTATTTGAAAAAGTAGACCAACAAGCTAGAAATAAGGAGTATGATTATGAGTATTTTGTCTCTAGGGAGGCGCTTAAGGATGAATTGCGTAAGGAAAGTAAGATTGATACACCTCGAACCTTTCGTGTTATGCCGCTAGGTCATATTTGGTGGACTAAGAAAATTTTTGGGAAATTATTGAAACATTTCGCGCAGAACCGTCATGAAACGGGTGTTTGCGTTGGTTTCAATCCTTTCAAGGATGTGGACGTTTTGGCTAAGAAATTGCTTCTAGAAGAAATTTTAGGAGATGCGGATTTTGGAAAATGGGATGGTTCAGTAATAGCATTATTGATTGAATTAATTTTTGAGGTTTTTGGTGAGTTCTATGATGGCAATAATGGTCATATATTAGAGTGGCTGTGCGTTACAATATCGAAGTCGATGGTGATCATTAATGATGAGCTTTGGGCCACCACTCACGGTATCCCATCTGGAACGTGGGTAACATTATTGATTAATTGTTTAATCAATAAGTGTATTACGGCTCTGACGATTTTTAGAAATAAGGAAGATCCTACTGTTGAAGATTTTTATTCGGTTGTAGACTATGTAATGGGTGATGATAAAATTATGGGATCAAGTGGTCCTATGGCGAAAGTTTTTAATTTGTTTACAGTTAAGGAAGTTGCTGAATCATTAGGAATGGATTGTACGAATGGAGATAAAACGCCTATCACATCTCCATCACAAAGTTTTGATAAGTTGTCCTTTCTTAAGAGACATTTGAGGGAACACCCCACGCTATCAGGATATGTTGGTTTATTATCAGTCGATACGATTATGAATACTCTGCAGTGGATGGATTGTAGTAAGGATGTAGATGAAGTTTTAGGAGGTAAAGCAAGATCAGTGCAAGTTGAGGCTTATATACACTCTCCTAGTTTGTTTAAGAGGTTAACGAATATCATTGCTGAAACTCTCCCGTTTCAACCTTTATTTACAGAAGCGCAAGTTATTAAGATTTTACAATCGGATGGTGGCAAAGGGAGGGAAGATCACCGGGTCGAACATGCGGCTGAGGAACTCGAAGCGGCCGAGGATGAAGCCGAGCGGAATCCCCACCAGGGCGGCGAAGCCGAAACCGATGCCGACGCGCTTGAGCGACGAAAGCACGTTCCAGCCGATGCCCTGGTCGTTGGGGCCATTGCGATAGAAGGGGTCGGAGAAGAGCCGCACAGCCTCGGCCCCGACCTGCGCCGGCGTGGGAATG